TTACAAAGGCATTTTCGGGAACACTGTAAGATTAAAATCATCGACAGACACGCCTTTATAAGCACCGCTTTTTGCTTTTGAATACTCGGCGTGGTCGATTACTTCTTTAAGCACTCTGTTTTTATCAGCCGGAGTGCTCAGAGTGTCGTATATTTTCAGAACATGTTCAACTTTCGGAATAAACTCCGATTTCTCGGTCAACAGCTTTTCCATAGATACAAGCTGTTCAGAAAGTTGTTCATATTCTGCTTTGGCTTTTGTGATTCTTTCTGTTACAGAAACAGATCTCTGACGGAACATATCGGGCGTATATATGCCTTGTTCAAGCAGATCGCACATACCGTCAAGCTGTTGTTGTAGCGTTGCGACTTTTTTCTTAGCACTTTCAACAGAGGATTTCAGCATATCTATAGAGCTAGAGCTATTCTTCTTGTTTTGCTTCTCCTTGAGCTTGTATTTTTCTGCCCATTCTTTCAGCGTATCAAGTACACGTTTTTCGACTATATCATACGGCGTAGATACGTTATCGCAGTAGCGGTAATGGCATACAAGATACGGAGGTTTACCTTTCGTACTCGGACTTCTCAAAGTCATTTTATGACCGCAATTTTTACATATTACTATTCCGGCAAGAGAGCCTTTAAGTTCTTTCTTGTATCCGACAGGTGGCGGAGGTACAGACTTGATTTTGCACTGTGCTTTATCATACAGCTCCTGTGTGATTATAGCTTCGTGCAGACCTTTTGACAGCACACAGTTTTCATCGAGTGTTACAGGACGGCTTGTTACCGTTTTTCCGTCTACTACGGTTTTCTTGTTCCTGCGGTATCCCCACCGAATATAGCCTGCATACACCGGGTTTGTGATTATATCACGCAGAGTTTCTTTGCTCCAGTAATCGTTCCGATATGGCTTTATGCCTAAGCTGTTAAGTTTGGTAGCTATTTTGCTAAGCCCTGCATCTTCACCGTCAAGGCCGTTGACATACCAGTCATATATCTGCTTTATGACTTCTGCCTGCTCGGGAATAATGCGGAGCGTATTTCCTTTATCATTCGGGATTTTTATTTTCTCATACCCGTATGGTGCTCTGCCGGCAATGTATTTTCCCTCACTCGCAGAAGCTCTCCTGCCACGCTGAAGACGGCGGTTTATGGTTTTGTACTCTCTGCGGCTCATGAATAGCCCGAACTCGAAATACTCCTCGTCAAATTCGTTGTTCGGGTCGTAAACTTTCATAGGAGTGTATATTTTTGTGTTGCTGTACTTAAAAGTCTGAGCGACAAGCCCCTGATCCATTGTATCGCCACGAGCCAGACGTTCGACTTCAACAACAAGTACGCCGTCATATAGCCCCTGTTCCACATCGGCAAGTAACAACTGCATTTGCGGACGTGTTGCAATGCTTTCTCCGGAAACGACTTCTTCATAGATTTTAGCTATGCGAAGTCCCTCGCACTTTGCGTAATCGAGCAGCAGTTTCCTGTGACGGGCAAGGGTTTCGCCTTCTCCACGCTGTTCGGCTTCGTTGTCCTTACGGGATTTACGCAGGTATATAGCATAATCGGGCATTGTGATACCTCCTTTTTATAGTTTTCCCACTGGTGAATTTGTAGTGTGCTGTAATATTTCTTATTTCTACATAAAACACAAACAGAAACGAAAAAAATTTTACAAAATGTATATTTACATCTTGCTCTTTATATGATATAATGAAACCTGGAATGAAGAAAATGAATAACACTAAAGGATACGTCACATTATTTAAGTGCTGTATCAGATGGTGAGTTTTTATATTCACTTCATAAAGGGGTCTTTTGTACGGTGCATGCTTGTATGTGCTTTAGTCAAAAGGCTCTTTTCTTTTTCCCCATTTTAAGTAGTCATACACTCTAATTAAACGTCTTATATTTGTTCGAGTTTGTGGATTAGATGAAGCAAGTATATTTTTGTCTTTAAACAAGTCAGACAAAAATTGTTCAAGCTGTTGCAGGTCAAATTCATCTTCTGTTAAGTAAGCCATGTATCTAGTTGATTTTTCCAAATCATCTTTATAATATTTTTGTATGCTAGAAACTGAATGGCAGTCACTGGTTAAAGATGAACGCGCATTTTTTATTGATTTTGATATTATCTTGTCAAAGGTTTGTGCCCTAGCGTATTCGGTGCATTCTGGAAATTGTTTAGTAGCTTGACTTAAAAGTTTATGAACTGGCACTTTATCTGAATTTTGTTTGCGAATTGTAGAAAACGCACATTCAAGTAAATCATCAGCAGAAAAGCCGAGATCACCTAATACTATGTTACGATACCAATCATCGCCGGTAATGCCTTTTAGCCCCTTTTTACCTATATTATCTGTTTTTCCTATTATAGATAATACGAGATCATCATCGGAAACTCGCTCGTCATCAAAATCGGTAACTTGTATTTTTGAAGTTGCTTTACTGTTAATTGCAAAATTGTATATTTCTTGTTTGAATAGACGCAACAACTTTACAGGCAATTTTGATTTTCTTTTTAACAATTCCTCATAAATAGGCAGAAAATCAGCTGTTATAATTCTAGTCATTAACAAAGGATATGTATCTATCATTAATGTATATTGGGCTATTTCCGGTTCTGTTTTTGAACTATCGTATTCAATGAACACGAACCGATCGCACAATTGATTGAGTTGTTCTTCATTTAAACAATCGACTATTGAATGTATAATGTCAAGGATATTACGATCGTTTATCGAATATCCCATGAAAATAATTGGGTATTCCAAAAAAATCGTCATTAATTTAGCTGCCAAATACGCGCTTTTCCTGTTAAATTCTGCATAATCAGAAGAATTAATTACAATCGAGTTAGGCTCTTCTATAGAACCGTGTATTTTATAGATTTCTGCGACACCTTGAATGGCGGAAAAAATTAGCTGATTTTGTCCCACGTATTTTTTGTAATCAGTAAAATGATCCTCTAAGAAAGAATCGTAATTGGTAGTTATAACACCAGCAATACTTTTTTTAGATGCTGATATTAACTGGTTAATTTCATTTTGGTATTCGTAGTTAATAGAAGTATTATTTTTTATGTAATTTGCAATTTCTGCTTTAAATGGTGATACTCCTTGTTTTACTTGGTCTTTAACTATTTGACTTTTGGATCTTATTGTTGGGTCTGTAAACCATTTGTTATCAAAATCGTGTTGAATCAATTCTGCTATTTTAGGCATTAAGCCATATTTGAGATCTTCTGAATTTGCTTTATTTTCATAATAGTTATACGCAAAATCATCAGAATTAATCTTCTTAGTCATTTCTTGAAGAAGCCCTTTCCAATCAGGAAGGTTTATATATCTTCTTGACATACCTGAGCCAATAAATAAGAACGGAGACGATGGGAATTTTTTAGTAACATCTGTTAAGGTCATATGGTATATCCTTTCCATCACTTTAACCGCTTAATAACAGCGACCGCTTTTCCGATTATCATTATAGTTTCATTTCAATTTACGCCTTCGGCGGAGCGTTGCGTCAATTTCTTTACCCAGTTTTGCTATTTCTCTGTCAAGCTCCTCCTCACTTGGAACATTGTCATATTTTTTCATCGTTCTTTGTGATACAAAATCTGTTACAAGCGTATTATTGCCTGCAAGAATGTCTGCAACAATTTTCTTGAATGTCGCAAAACTGACGATAGAATCAGGAATTTCGAGCTTTTGACAAGCAATAAGCATTTTAGGTACATAATAGTCTTTGTATTCATAAATAGCTTTTTTGACAGCCGGAGCGATGATAAGCTGATAAGAAGCTAAATTTCCGCCATCTTCTAATCCTGACAAATCTATGCGAAGAGTGTAAAGATAATACTGTAAACTTTCCTCGTAATTCTTAGAACTTTTAGACAGTTCAGCTAAAGAAAGCAGTAAGTTACGATAAGCACAGTATTGTTGCTCTTGCAAAGCGTCGTTAAGTCTTCGGCTGAGTATAGCTTTCGCTACTTCATCAGGCACAGTATCGCCAAGATTTCTTTTCTCAGAAATATACTCGTCAACTGTAATACCGTATCTCAGGTACTCTATAGCTGTCAGCAATTCGGCGTGCTCTTTGATAAAATCATTTCCTGCGTCCGTAAGAATACAGTCGGTAACGCCCTTTATTGTTCCGGAATGCTGTAATAAACCTCTGCCTATCATCTGTTCTTCTTTTGAACGAGGATCGTCTATTTTGCATTCATAGTGCATCCATTTTGGAAAAGAACTGTGCTTTCCTTTAACATACCAGTTAAGAAAACGAGTATTAGCAAGATCATCATCTGCATTTGTTGGTTCGGCAAAAGGCTCTGCAGAGGTCGGGTTGTTTTCTACAGGCTGTTCTTTCTTACCGAAGAGTAAATTAAATAGGCTCATTTGTCACCTCAGACCGTTTTTATTATCTGTTTTACAAGCCCAAGCACTCTCAGTCTGTTAACTTCTTCTTTTTCAAAGTGCCTTGTTTTGTATTCGGGATTTATGGAAATAAGGTCAACCCACGATTTGTCATATTTGACTTTTTTCACAACGGCATCTTCACCGTCTATTAGAACGACAGCTATTTGCCCACTGTCAACGCTGTCCTGCTTGTGGATTACTATGGTGTCGCCGTCTTCTATTTTAGGATACATACTATCGCCGGCGACCTTTATTGCTATGGTTTCTTTAGCTTCATACGGATTACGGATAACTGTAGGTATATAATCTATAATACAGTCCTGAGCAGTAGAACCGAAACCTGCTGAAACGCTTTCATAAAGTGGAATGTTATATATCCCGTCTTTTATAACATAAGCTATGTTGCTTTTTTCTGGATTGTTTTCTTCGTCATCCCAACCCATCAAAGTGCTGGGGGTAACTCCTAACGCTTTGGCAAGAGCAACAATGGTTGATTGATTTACATCCAATACATCAGATTCGATTTTTGAGATGCTCGCTTTTGTGGAATACCCGATTCTTTCCGCAAGCGCAGATTGAGTTAAACCGGCTTTTCTGCGAAGTTCTCGGATTCGTCCGCCTAGTGTCATAATATCGCATCCTTTCTACTTTTAATTATATAGCTAAGTTGCGATATTGTCAACTAAAATTTACATATTGGTTTCTAAAATGTAAACAATAATTCACTGCATTTTTTGTGCATAATGCAGAAAAGTGTTAATACGGGTTGACATTTTGGAAACTTAGTGCTATTATTGCATTGTGACAGGAAGGAGGTTAAAAGTGACAAATAGCGAACTGTTAAAGGCAATTGCAAAAAAGAAGCATATTACGCTACAAAAGTTAGCAGAGATTTCAGGATTGACACGTCAGGGATTGTATAAGAAACTCGATAATGAAAGCGAGTTTAAAGCAAGTGAAATACAGAAAATTTCCGCTTGTCTCGGACTGTCGAATAGCGAGAAAAATGCTATTTTTTTTGCATGTTAAGTTTCCAAAACGGAAACAATCGCAACAAACTGAGGAGGTGAGAAAGTTGAAAATAGTGGAAGTGAAAAAGTCGTTATCACGTTATGAAAAAGTATTATATTACCCGATATTCAATGGGGAAGAAAAAGAGTGTGCCTCAAAAATCACCGAGCAGTTGAAGGGAATGACGATTTACGAGGCACAGCAGTTGCTTTCAAAGGTATCAAAAGCGATTGTTTCACCTATAAGATTCCTCAATTTCTTTTGAAATCTCATTGAATTTTTTGATGTATTCTTCCACAGTCATAGAAGATATATCACAGGCTTTTTCGAGATATAGCATAGCGAGCTTATCTATACGATCTAACTGTTGGGAATAATCCATTTCAAACATCTGCATTGTCCTCCTTTCTATGCATGATATCAATATTATATCATAGAAAAAGGACGATTGCAATAAACTAAGCAAGATGTGGTTCTTTGAACCATAGGTTACTTGATAGCTATAAGACAACCCACAAACCACATACATTTATAAGGAGGTGATACTATGAAAAAATACGGACCTGTACCTGACGGTCATGTAGTAAAGGACTACTACATAGGTCACACGCACATTAAGATATGTGACGACTGCTACCGCGATAAGACACCGGAAGAGCTGGAAGCGCAGCGGCAGAGATTATCGGATCTCTGTTATGAACTGCTCGAAAAACAGGCAAGACGTGAAGCACTCGAAAAGGCGAGCGCAAACGCTTAAAAAAAGCAAGGAAGTCCAAAAAGGACAAGCCTTACAGGAGGTAGAAATGAAAATATCTAAGATAATCGCCTACATAATCGCACAGTTCTTGCGGCTGTGGGTAACAGCAATGGCGGCGATTGCAATCTACTGCCCGATGTCGGCACTGGCATACGCAGAGCGTGGTTACAAGGCAATCGGCGGCGAGATCGTACCTGTTGTGCTGGTGGCGATCGCAGTTTGGCACGGCATGGGGTGGCTTATGAAGGTATGGTATAGGGATATGATAGGAGGCGGACACGATGACAGATCTTGAGCAAATCGCAAAAGAAGCCACCGATCACGGCATGAGCTACGGCGAGTATGTTGCCCGGAAGGCGAGAGCCACAATTGAGCAACAGCAAAACTACCGCCGGGCAAGGCAGGTGGCGGAGATACAGAGAAAGAGAGGGAAGAAACATGTATAAATGTGAGCGTTGCGACTGGACAGGCTCGTCCTCGGAACTCGGACATTACACCGAGTATCGTGGCGAGTGTCACGGCACACCTGCGTGGGAAACATTACCGTGTTGTCCGGAATGCGGATATGATGTCGAGAACATCGAAGAAGAGTAAAAAAAGAGCTCCCCGAAGGGAGCAAAACAAATATTTGTGCAAGACCAGTATAACACTGGCAAAGGAAAAAGTCAATGGATATAAAAGAAAAACTTACAGCCGAGCTGACAAACGCAAAGCTCGGCAGATACGAAAACGTTGTTAAGCCCTATGTGCTTGACGAGATCTGCATTTTTGCAAAGCAGAACAGCGAATTTGCACAGGCTATAGAGCAGTCGGACAAGTCTTTTGCCGACTGCCTAAAGGCAAGCGTTGCAGGAGCAAAAGAACACATATCTGACCTTGATTGTTACAAGCGTGCAGTAGCGTTTTACTTTCCCGGTGCTGACATCAAATGCATTATGACGCTTGATCTCGGTGACAGCGGGTTTAGCAACAACGAAATGTCCACAGAAGCAGACAGCGGCAAGCTACAGCTTGACCTTGACAGTCTGCTCGACTTCTGAGGTAACGGCTATGAAAAAAGAACGAAAAGAGGCACTGCTGAGCTGTTTTCCACCTGTTTCATCGGCACAGGCAGAGAAGATGAAAGGCAAAGGTGCGGCAAACTACATTGTATTCCTCACAAGAGGGGCGGAATTGTTTGCACGAGGATATCATCGGTACTCAAACGGTCAGCTAGTGGAGCGTCAGCGGTATGTGTTTGCAAAGGACGGCGCCGTGAGATACGGCAGCGAAAATGGCAAGCAGTGGAGCGTGCGTACAGAGTTTCGGGAACCAGTATTCTGCTTGACTTCGTACGGGTATACATTTGACAATTCATATAAAATCCTCGGCGAAGAAGCAATCCGTCAATCAGATATGCGATACAGTCAGTACGAAAAGTACACGGGAAATTTGCTGATGTGCTACCTGAATAAATACTGTCAGCACCCGAATATCGAGTATCTGATGAAGCAGAATTACGATCTCATCGACGAAATGTATACAGGATACGGGAGTGGTGCGGCAAAACTTACAGTGCCGAGTTATATTAACTGGAAAAGTAATAATCTTCTTGAAATGCTCGGTCTTACAAGATCCGAGTTCAAAGTTCTCAAAGGGCAGGAGCACTTATACGGCGCTTATAGGGTAAATAAGGAGCATTTCCCGAAAGTGACGCCGGAAGACCTGATACTTATATCTAAGGTCTTTGACTATGAATACGGGACACTGAGCCGCTTTTTAGATGCGACCGGTGCAACACCACAAAGAATGTCGAGATACCTTGCCGATAAGCAAATAAACACAAGAGATTACAGCGATTACCTTGACCAATGTAAAAAGCTCAAATACAACACAAAAGATACTGCGATATGCTTTCCGCATAATTTTGAGGCAATGCACGAAAGGCTGTCGGCAACTATCAAGTATCAGCACGATAAAGCGGTAAGAGCGGAGTTTGCAAAGCATATCGAGGAACGCAAACAGCTTGAGTTTTCTGACGGAAATCTGATGATAGTACAGCCGAAGCAGCTTTCGGATATAGCTTACGAAGGTAAAGCTTTAAGCCATTGCGTCGGCGGATATGCCGAACGGCACGCAAAAGGCGCTCTGAGTATAATGTTCATCCGTAAAAAATCCGAGCCGGACAAGCCGTACTATACAATGGAAGTCTCAGCAGACGGAAAAATTGTACAGGTCAGAGGAAAACGAAACATAGCACCTAATAAGGAAGTAGAAGATCTAATCAAAGGCTACAAGACATATCTTGAAAAGATTTTCAGCGATAAAAGGAGGAAAACAGCATGACCGAACAGCTTACACTGTATCAGCAGGCTCAGGCGGTGCATCAGGATCTGATGATTCAGGAACAGGTTGCAGCTCAGTCTTTAACGCAGATTGCCATAGACCTTAAGGAAATCAGAGATAGGCGGCTTTATGCAGAACTCGGATATTCCGATTTTGCCGAATACTGCGAAAACGCCACAAAGACGGGAAAAAGACAGGCTTATAATCTCATATCACTTGTTGAACAGTACAAGATAGATGACCTTTCCAGACTTGCGTATCTCGGCAGTACCAAACTAATCGCTCTTAAATCTCTCGGCAAAGAGGAACGTGAGGAGCTTATAGAGAGCGGCAAAGCCGAAGAACTGTCAGTGAGAGAGCTCAAGGAAAAGATAAAGGAGCTTACCGATAAAAATGAACAATTACGCTTTGAGTTTACATCAGTAACTGACAGTGACAAGGATAAAGACAGCAAAATCAATTCGTTGCAGGCACAGCTTGACGATACAGGAAATGCTATGCGGCGAACCGCAGAAGAAAATGAAAAGCTGAAGTTACAGATAGCTGAACTTGAAAAGCGTCCTGTCGAAGTGGCAGTTGCCGAACCGTCGGTCGAGGATATTGCAAAAATAAGAGCAGAAGCCGAAGCTGCCGCAAGAGCGGAATACGATAAAAAGCTTGCTGATGAAAAGAAAAAAGTGCAATCGATTGCACACGAAGAAGCAAGTGGTAACGGTAAAGAAATCTTCAAGATTCATCTGAAAAATATACAGCGTGAATTTAATGAAGCGTTAGAGCTTGTAAGCAATGCGTCAGAAAATGAACGCAGCAGTTATATAAAGGCTTTCCGTTCCGTTCTGAATGCGTGCGGGGATTTGATTGCTAAGTTATAAGGAGGAAAAACCAAATGTCAGTAAAAATCAGCTCACTTGAAATCGAAAATGTCAAGCGAGTAAAAGCGGTACAGTTAACGCCTGCCGAGAACGGTCTTATGATAATCGGCGGTAAGAACAATCAGGGCAAGACATCGGTACTTGACGCTATCGCATGGGCACTCGGCGGTGACAGGCTGAAACCGTCACAGGCTGTGCGGGAAGGCTCTGTGGTTCCGCCCCACATGGAAGTTACGCTCAGCAACGGTATAAAGGTAGTCAGGAGCGGCAATAACAGTACGCTCAAGGTTATTGATCCGGACGGCAACAAGGGCGGTCAGCAGTTGCTCAACGAATTTGTAGAGCAGTTTGCGCTTGATCTTCCTAAGTTTCTTGGTCAGTCAAGTAAGGAAAAGGCGGATACGCTACTCAGAATAATCGGTGTAGGCGATAAGCTGTACGAACTTGAAACCGAAGAACAGAAGCTGTACAATCAGCGTCACACTATCGGTCAGATAGCGGATCAGAAGAAGAAATACGCTAAGGAAATGCCGGTATTCGCAGATGCTCCGAAAGAGTTTGTGTCAGCAACCGAGCTTATCAGACAGCAGCAGGATATTCTTGCAAGAAACGGCGAAAATCAGCGTAAAAGACAGCTCAGAGAGCAGTACGACAGAGAACTTGAGTTGGCTCGGAAGGCATACGAAGAAGCACAGGCAAGACTTGAAACGGCAACGGCAAACGCAGAAACCGCACATCGTGACGCTGAAGACCTTGCAGACGAGAGCACGGCAGAGCTTGAACGGAGTATAGCAGACATTGAGCAGATAAACGCAAAGGTCCGTGCAAATCTTGACCGTGAAAAAGCTGAGCTTGACGCTGAAGCGTATAAAACTCAGTATATACAGCTTACCGAAGAAATACAGTCTGTCAGAAAAGCTAAAACAGATCTTCTTGACGGTGCAGACTTACCGCTTGAGGGCTTGTCGGTAGATAACGGCGAGCTTACATACAACGGTTTTAAATGGGATAATATGTCCGGCTCGGAGCAGCTCAAGGTTGCGACCGCAATTGTCCGCAAGCTCAATCCTAATTGCGGATTTGTGCTTATAGACAAGCTGGAACAGATGGATACCGATACGCTGAACGGCTTTGGCAGATGGCTTGAAAGCGAGGGCTTACAGGCAATCGCCACAAGAGTCAGCACAGGCGATGAATGCAGTATCATCATTGAAGATGGTTACAGCCGGGAGCCTGAATCAAAAACAAAAACTACATGGAAGGCAGGTACATTTTAATGAACATCACAAGAGGAAAAATCCAATCTGCGAAAAAGGTCGTCATCTACGGCCCTGAGGGAATAGGCAAGTCAACATTTGCATCGCAGTTTCCCAATCCGTTATTCATCGACACCGAAGGCAGTACAAAGGAAATGGACGTTGCCCGTTTTGATAAACCGACATCGTGGGAGCTGCTTAAGAGTCAGATTGAGTATGTCAAGCTCAATAAGCCTTGTGCCACGCTTATAATTGATACGATAGACTGGGCGGAACAGCTTTGCATCAAGTCTATCTGCGATAAGTACGACAAAAAGGGTATCGAGGATTTCGGCTATGGCAACGGCTATGTATACGAAAAGGAAGAGTTCGGCAGGTTCCTTAATCTGCTTGAAGATGTTATCGAAGCCGGAGTTAACGTTGTACTTACGGCTCACGCTATCCTCAGAAAGTTTGAACAGCCCGATGAGCTCGGAAGCTATGACCGCTGGGAGCTGAAGCTCGGCAAGAAGACAACCAATCTTATATCTCCTCTTGTTAAAGAATGGGCTGATATGGTGCTTTTCGCAAACTACAAGACTATTTCGGTAGCGGTTGACAAGGACGGCAAAAAGCATAAGGCACAGGGCGGCAGACGCATAATGTACACATCACATCATCCCTGCTGGGACGCAAAGAATCGTTACGGTTTGCCGGAAGAAATTCCGATGGAGTACGGGCAGATAAAGCACATTATCGAAAGAAATGTTGCCGCACAGCCTGTCGCTACCGTTCAGACTGCACCTGTTGCAAAAGTGGCAGCTGCAGAAAACGCAACAACCGCCACGAATGATAATGTAACGTCGGCTCCTGTTCCGACAATAACACAGGAAAGCTCAGGCATACCCAAAGCTCTTGCGGACCTTATGACAGCAAACAGCATAACGGAAGAGCAGATAAGAGCGGCAGTAGCAAGCAAGGGATATTTCCCTGCCGATATGCCGATAAAGGACTATCCCAAGGAATTTATCGAGGGTGTGCTTATCGGGGCATGGGAGCAGGTAAAAGCAATGATAACGGAAATGCTTATGACAGACTATGAGAACGAGGCTTACCCGTTCTGATAAACGAAAGGAGAAATAACATATGAGTGAATTTGAAAAAGAATTAGGCTGGGACGACGTAATTGAGAAAGAAAGCGATTTTACGCTTCTTCCCGCAGGTGACTACGACTTTACGATAACAGGCTTCGAGCGTGCGAGATATGAGGGCGGCGAAAAACTGCCGCCTTGCAACAAGGCTGTAGTATCTATTCATATAGACGCTCCGGAAGGTTCAACTACAATTCAGCATAATCTGTTTTTGCACAGCAAGTGTGAGGGTATGCTTTCGGCGTTCTTTATCGGCATAGGTCAGAAGAAACACGGCGAACCGCTTCGCATGAACTGGAACAACGTCATCGGTGCCAAAGGTCGTTGCAAGGTGTACATAGATACTTGGAAGAACAAGAACGGCGAAGAAATGCAGTCTAACAGAATAAAAAAATTCTATGAGCCGTCACCGGCACAGACTGTTTCTCAGGCACCTGCAAGCTCTCAGGCGGGTGTATTTACACCGGGTAAATTCTGATGGAATTAAGACCGTATCAGAAAGAAGCCAAAACAGCGGTACTTTCACAGTGGGAGCAGGGCAATTCAAAAACCCTGCTCGTACTGCCTACGGGTTGCGGTAAAACGATAGTTTTTGCAAAAATCGCAGAAGACCGTGTCCGCAACGGCGAAAGGGTACTTATACTTGCACACAGGGGCGAACTGCTTGAACAGGCGGCGGACAAGATACTGAATGCCTGCGGGCTTGGCTGTGCTGTAGAAAAGGCGGAAGAAAGCTGTATAGGCTCATGGTATCGTATAACGGTAGGCTCTGTACAGTCGCTTATGAGAGAAAAGCGACTTGCACAATTTTCAAAAGACTATTTCAATACGATCATAATTGATGAAGCGCATCATTCCATTTCGGACAGCTATCAGAAGATACTCGGATATTTTGATGAAGCAAAGGTACTCGGAGTTACGGCAACGCCGGACAGAGGAGATATGAAAAATCTCGGACAGGTATTCGACAGCCTGGCGTATGAATATACTTTGCCGAGAGCTATCAAAGAAGGGTATCTTTCACCGATAAAGGCACTCACCATTCCTCTGAAACTCGATCTGACAGGTGTCGGTACTCAGGCAGGAGATTATAAGGCGAGTGACATTGACACAGCTCTTGACCCTTATCTGTATCAGATAGCGGATGAAATGCTGAAATATTGCAAGGAACGTAAAACGGTAGTGTTTCTGCCGCTTATAAAAACGAGTCAGAAATTTTGCAAGATACTTAACGAAAAAGGCTTCCGCTCGGCAGAAGTCAACGGAAACAGCATTGACAGAGGTACTGTTCTTGCTGATTTCGATAGCGGTAAATATAATGTGCTGTGTAATTCAATGCTTCTGACGGAAGGCTGGGACTGTCCAAGCGTAGATTGCGTAATAGTTCTCAGACCTACTAAGGTAAGAGGGCTGTACTGTCAGATGGTCGGCAGAGGAACAAGGCTTTGTGAGGGCAAAAAAGATCTGTTGCTCCTTGATTTTTTGTGGCATACCGAAAGGCACGAGCTGTGTCGTCCTGCACATTTGATATGCGAAAGCCCGGAAGTCGCCGAAAAGATGACTGAAAATATTGCAAAGGCAGGTATGCCGGTTGATATTGAACAGGCAGAAGAAAAAGCAAAAGAAGATGTAGTTGCTCAGCGTGAGGAAGCACTTGCAAAACAGCTTGCGGAAATGAAAAAACGCAAGAGAAAACTTGTAGATCCTCTCCAGTATGAAATGAGCATTCAGGCGGAAGACTTATCTTCTTATGTTCCTGCGTTCGGTTGGGAGTGCTCTCCGCCGTCGGATAAGCAAAAGGCGACCCTTGAAAAGCTCGGTATATTCCCCGACGAGATAGACAATGCCGGCAAAGCTCAGCTGTTACTTGATAGGCTCGGCAAACGGCGCAATCTCGGACTTACTACTCCAAAGCAGATACGTTTTCTTGAAAGCAGAGGTTTTCAGCACGTAGGCACATGGCAGTTTGAAAGTGCAAGAAATCTGATTGACAGAATAGCGGCTAACAACTGGCACGTTCCGAACGGAATAGATCCTGCAAGCTATGAACCGAAGGTGGTGAATAATTCAGATGTCGGAATTTGATTTTGACCTTAACGAAGCACTTAAATATATAAGCCCGTCAGACCTTTCCTATCAGGAATGGGTGAATGTCGGTATGGCGCTCAAAGAAGAGGGCTATTCCGTTACCGTATGGGATAACTGGTCGGCAAATGACAACAGATACCATAAAGGCGAATGTGAAAAGAAATGGGAGAGCTTCAACGGCTCTTCCTCTCCTGTCACCGGTGCTACCATAGTTCAGATGGCTAAGGACAGAGGAATGATGTTCGGCACGGGAGAAGACAGAGAGCTTGACTGGGACGATGAAATATCATACGAACATCACGATGAACACGTTGTTGTAAACAAAAACTGGATAGAGGGCAAAGAAATAAACGCTCCGACAGACTGGCAGCCTCACAGAGAAATAATCAGATACCTTGAAGCATTATTCGAGCAGAGCGAAAATGTCGGATATGTTGTTCAAAGCTACGAAAAAGACGGTAAATTCATCCCTGCCAACAAGGGCTATTATGACCGCACGGCAGGTCAGCTTATCGAATCATTGTCGCAGTGTGACGGCGATATAGGCTCTGTTCTCGGTGATTACAACACTCAGGCGGGGGCATGGATCCGTTTCAATCCTCTTGACGGCAAAGGCGTTAAGAATGAAAACGTAACCGAATACAGATATGCGCTTGTTGAAAGCGACAATGTAGATATAGAAAAACAGCATGCCATAATCCGTGAGCTTGAACTGCCAGTCGCTGTACTTGTATACAGCGGAAAGAAGTCACTGCACGCTATTGTAAAGGTAGATGCCGCAAATTACGATGAATACCGTAAACGTGTAGATTTTCTGTATCAGATATGTCAGAAAAACGGACTGTCACCCGATACGCAGAATCGTAATCCGTCAAGATTATCACGTCTTCCCGGTGTTCAGCGTGGTGAAAACAGGCAGTACATAGTTGACACTAATATCGGTAAATCGGGCTGGAATGAATGGAGAGAATGGATAGAAAGCGTAAATGACGATCTACCCGATACGGAAAATTTAGCGGATGTATGGGACAATATGCCGGAGCTTGCACCGCCGCTTATTGAAGGCGTGCTCAGACAGGGTCACAAAATGCTTATCGCAGGGCCGTCAAAGGCGGGCAAATCCTACGCACTTATCGAGATGTGCATTGCGATAGCCGAGGGAGCAAATTGGCTTGGCTGGCAATGTGCCAAAGGTAAAGTAATGTACGTAAATTTGGAGCTTGATGATGCAAGCTGCAAGCACCGTTTCAAAGATGTTTACACGGCGATGGGGTTAAAACCTGATAACTTTGGGAATATAGACATCTGGAATTTGCGTGGACACAGTGTGCCTATGGACAAGCTCGCACCGAAACTTATCCGCCGTGCGAGCAAGAAGAACTATATCGCCATTATCATAGACCCGATTTATAAGGTTATTACCGGTGACGAGAACAGCGCCGATCAAATGGCGCATTTCTGCAATCAGTTTGATAAGGTATGCACGGAGCTTGGCTGTGCGGTTATATACTGTCATCACCATTCAAAAGGTGCACAGGGCGGTAAGCGTTCAATGGACAGAGCCTCGGGTTCAGGTGTATTCGCAAGAGATCCCGATGCACTGCTTGATCTTACGGAGCTGGAGCTTACCGACAGCATAATAAAGCACGAAAAAGACAAGATGACCTGCAAGATATGCTATGACCAGCTGAAGAAATGCGGACACGAAGACGATGTTTCACAGGATGATATATGCAGTGCAAAGCAGATGCGTGAAGCGCTCAGAAACGCTGTGCCGGACGCAGATTATAAGCATGTGTGTGATTTCATTACCAAGTGTGAAAAACGCACAGAGAGCCGTACAGCGTGGCGTATAGAAGGCACGCTCCGAGAGTTCCCGAAGTTCCCGCCGGTGAACGTTTGGTTTGATTATCCCGTTCATCGTATAGACAAGACCGACGTATTAAAAGACATACAGCCCGATGACGGCAGAGCAGTAGGTTGGCAGAAGAATTTCAGCAAGAAAAAGACCGAAAAGGAACGTAAGGACGAGCGTAAAGAATCGCTCGAAACGGCATTTGATGCTTGCATGATTGACGGCAAGGTTACTTTATCCGGTATGGCCGAGTATATGGGCGTGACCGAAAAGACAGTCCGAAACCGTATAAAAGAGCACGGCGGTTTCTGGATTGACGATAACGAGGTAGGGAAAAAGTCGAAGTGAAAACTTTCACTGCGAGGGAAAATCTCGGTGATTTTCATTTTCACTGTCAGGGAAAATGTCGAGAAAATTTCTTTCACTGTCAGTGAAAAAGTCGAGAATTTTCACTTTCCCTACAGAGTGAAAAAGTCGGTGAATTATCGAGATTTTCCCTGTCAGTGAAAATGCTATATACTACGTATATAGGTTTTTTCTTTCCCTGACGGTCACAGGGTGAAGTAGTCGTGCGACAGCTACGCACGACGACTTCTTCCCCTGACTGTGACAAAAGCACTGATTAAAAATCCAAAAGGAGATGTTAATATATGGATAATAGCTTGAGCTTTTTTATGCCGATGATACCGCCTACGGTAACGGCGCAGGAACACAAAGTAACGGTTTCTCACGGCAAGCCGATATTCTATGATCCGCCCGAAGTCAGATCGGCGAAGGCTAAACTGATAGCGTACCTTTCTCAGCATAAACCCGACAAGCCGTATAAAAAGGGCGTAAGGCTGACGGCAAAGTGGCTGTTCCCAAAAGAACGGCACAAAGACGGAGAGTATCGTATAACGAAGCCAGATACCGACAATCTTCAGAAAATGCTGAAGGACTGCATGACTGTTTGCGGTTTTTGGACTGATGATGCGCTTGTCGCAAGCGAGATATGCGAAAAGTTCTGGGCGGCAAATCCCGGAATATATATCAAGGTCGAGGTGCTGAAATGACGATAGACGAAGTTCAGCAGGCTATGGTAAGCGGTCAGACCGTAAGGCATACACACGGAGGAATAACCGCCGAATACACAATAAGCGGTGTTATATCCCGTTACAGCAAGATAAGAGGCTGGTATTATGTGCTTGAGCTTAAAGACAGAAAAGCGGACAGCTTGTCTGTCGTGAATATGGAGGAGGTTGAAAATGAAAGAATATATTAAGCGTGAAGTATTGTCAAAAATTATGAACGATATAGCAGGAGATGAAACTTGCCCTATGAACATTGCGGCAGATATTTATTATGCTGTAGATTGCATACCTGCGGCTGATGTCGAACCAGTAAGACACGGGTGCTGGGAAGTAGGGTATTTTCACGATCGAGTGTGCAGCTGTTGCTTGCACCCCGACAATGACCTTGACGATTATCCACATCCGTACTGCCCTAACTGCGGAGCAAAGATGGATAAAAAAGACGGACAAAGGAGATAAATAATGACTAAACGCAAACCCGCAACGGAAACCTGCCTGTTCTGTGGGCGCAAAATTCCTGACAGAAGCAACGCAGACACAATCAGAGAGTTTGTCTGCCGTTTTCAGCAGACGGCAAGTGAATCGACAACGACATTACTTGGCAATCGCATTGTAACTTACAGAATATCGCCAGAGGAGCTTGAGAAACTTATGGATAATATGATAGCGGAGGTAATTGGAGAAGATAGCATGATGAAAGCTTGGTTTGCAAAAGAAACTGTTAATTTTAGGGCAACAGTCGTCTTTGCTGAAACACGAGACAAAGCTAAATCGCTTGCGCTATGCACAAGTTGCTGTAAAGACGCAAATATCTGCGATATTGAAGTAAGACGAGTACCGCAAATGGACAAGTATTACGTCGAAGGTAAAACAGAAATGGAATGGTCAGATCCGAAAGACAGAGTTGCTTTAGTAAAAGAGTGCGGTTTTTGTTGTAGACATCCGATAGCAGAAGATTGCAAAGACTGCCCGGCGAAAGAATTTTGCGATGAGGCAGTGCAGAAAGAGGAGGAAACGGAATGACATTATCAGATTTAGAAAAATACCGTGCGAATTGTGAGCTGCTTGAATGTATAGACAGGCAACTCGGCAAGAAAAAAGTGCTGATAAGTACTCAGGGTTCAGCGGGACCGCCGGCATATCAACTTGTGACAAAAAAAGACGAAGGTTATATACACGGGCTTGGTACTGTATCGCTTCTTAATGAAAAAAGCCGCATAGAAGCCGAAAACGAGAAGATATGCGCTTTTATAGACGCAATACCGGTCAGAAGATTTCACAAGGCGCTGAAGTTGTATTGCATAGGCTGTGGATCTAAGACGTTTACATGGGACGAGGTTGCAGGTATGTGTGATGAAACGAGCGGAGAATCATTACGCAAGGCATTAGACAGATATTTCAAAGAATTGTCCGCTGATGTCCGTTAATGTCCGCAAATGTCCGCCGTTGTCCTATTGATGTCCGAAATCAAGTGTGCTAAAATTAGAATGGGAAAACTACAACAATAAGTTTTCCTCCTGAAGCCCGGCACAACGGTGTCGGGTATTCTTATACCCAAAAGAAAGGACGGTGTTACCGTGACCGAAAGACAGAAGAAATTCGCCGAATATTACGCTCAGTGCGGTAACGCCGCCCAGAGTGCAATACAGGCAGGATACAGCAAAAAGTATGCAAATACTAATGCTTCAAAATTACTACAAAATACTACAATTACGGAATACATAAAACAGCTCACCGAAGACGCCCAGACTGCACGCATAATGACCGCCTGCGAACGGCAAGCTTTGTTATCCGATATAGCTAAGGATAAACAGAACGAGCTGTCGGACAGGATACGGGCAATAGACACGCTGAATAAGATGACGGGGGAGTACACGCAGAAGATCAGTATTGACGGAGATGTGGGAGTGAAGATAGTTGACGACTGTTAAGCTCAGCGACATTATAGCACCCTCGTTCTACGATCTGCACAAGGATATAAAGGCAGACAGGCACACGCATTACTGGCTCAAAGGTGGACGAGGCTCGACAAAATCATCTTTTGCATCAACGGAAATTCCGCTCGGTATGATGAAAGATCCTATGGCGAATGCGGTCGTTATCCGAAAAGTCGGCCTATATCTGAAAGACAGCGTGTATGAACAGCTCCTGTGGGCGATAGAAAGGCTCGGCGTGTCGCACTTATGGCAGTGCAGGCAGTCACCGCTTGAGCTTGTCTATACGCCGACAGGACAGCGTATTTTATTTCGTGGCGCAGACAAGCCGAAAAAGCTGAAGTCTACCAAAGTCAGAAAGGGCTATATCCGCTATGTGTGGTACGAAGAGGCTGACGAGTTCGGCGGTATGGAAGAGATACGCACTATCAATCAATCCCTGCTCAGAGGCGGTGCGACATACACCGTTTTTTACACATTCAATCCGCCAAAAAGCCAAAGAACCTGGATAAACAGCGAGGTGCTTGTTCCCCGCTCGGACAAGATAGTGCATCACAGCGACTATCGTTCTGTACCTCCCGAATGGCTGGGCGAGCAGTTTTTGATTGAAGCAAAGCACCTTGAGCAGACAAAGCCGGAGCAGTACAGGCATGAATATCTCGGAGAGGTGACCGGCACGGGCGCAGAGGTGTTCACAAACATTACTATCCGTCCTATTACGGACGAGGAAATAAAGTCATTCGATCATATCAAGCGTGGTATAGACTGGGGCTACGGCGCAGACCCGTTTGTATATATAACAGCTCATTTCGACAGCAAGCGAAACAGGCTGTTTATTTTTTACGAATTTTTCAAGTGTGCCGCAAAGTATGACGTTATTGCAAATGCAATCCGCAAGGAGAATACACAAAACGGTACAATCATTGCCGAATCCGCCGAGCCACGCTCAAACGACGAGCTTCGGGACAGGGGTTTTCACATACGAACGGCGGTCAAAGGTCCGGGAAGCGTCGAGCACGGTATAACGTGGCTTCAGAACCTTGAAGAGATTATTATTGACGGCACACGTTGTCCGAATGCCGCCCGTGAGTTCAACGAATATGAACTTGACCGTGACAGCAGGGGAGAACTGAAAGCGGACTTCCCCGACAAGAACAATCACACAATAGACGCTATCCGTTATGCCCTTGAGGACTATATCGGCAGGAAGATAGTGAAATCAACGCTCAGTAAGCGGAAATTAGGCATTTATTAAGGAGATTTTATGATAACATCACCGATTTTCACAACGGACAAAACGGCGGAGATGATAACGCCGAAAGTAGCACGGGATTATATAGAAAAGCACGATAAGTACGAAATGCCACGCCTTACGATGCTGGATAATTACTACTGCGGCAGACAGCACATCTGTGACAGATGTAAAAGTGACGATATGCTGTGCAACAACCGTGTCATGATAAACCACGCCGCATATATCGCAAAGTTTACATCTTCGTATCTGATAGCTACTCCTGTTTCTTACAGCGGTAAAGATGATACGGATATTACGGCAATAACCGACTGCCTTTCTTATGCCGACAGCAGTACGCAGGACGCAGATCTTGCACTCGATGCCGCAATATTCGGCAGAGCCTACGAACTTATCTATATGGACGCTGACAGCCGCCCAAAGTTCGCACGTATCACTCCGCTGTCCGCATTTGTCGTTTATGATGATACTGTGGAGCAAAATCCCGTATTTGCGGTTTATTATTATCCCGTTTTCGAGCCGGGCAGCAGTACGCCTGAGTGCTTCAAGTGCCAGCTTATGACCGATACGATAACGCAGGATTTTGAGCTTACGAGCAACTTCGGACTTAAATCGGAGGGCGAGATAATACCGCACTATTTCGGCAAAGTACCGCTGAATGAGATCTATAATGACGGTCAGCGACAGGGCGATTTCGAGCAGGTCATAAGCCTTATTGACGCATATAACACGTTGCAGTCAGACAGGGTTAACGACAAGGAGCAGTTCGTAGACAGCTTAATGTACATCAAAGGTCAGATACTCGGCGAAACAGATGATGAAAAGGCTGAAACCTACAGCGATATTCAGCGCAACAGGGTTGTAGAACTGTCGCAGGACGGTGAGATAGGATTTCTGACACGGCAGTTTGACGAAGCGAGTGTGGAAGTGCTGAGAAAGAGTATAGTTACCGATATACACAAGATTTCGGGTGTGCCTGATATGTCCGATGAGAGCTTTGCCGGAAATGCTTCGGGAGTGGCTATGAAATATAAGCTGTTGAATCTTGAGCAAATAACCAAAACAAAGGAACGTTATTTTACAGAGGGTTTGCGATACCGCCTTAAGTGCCTTTCCAACATAATCGGCATAAAGGGCGGTCATATCGATCCGAAGCTGATAGACATAACCTTTACACGCTCACTTCCTCAAAATGAGCTTGAATTATCCCAGGTGGTGGCAACGCTTGACGGTAAAGTGCCGCAGGAAACTTTACTGTCGCTCCTGCCGTTTGTTAAAGATCCTCAGAGTGCCGCAGAAGAACTCCGACAGCAGAAGCAGGACGCTATAGCGGCACAGCAGCAGATGTTTATGAATACACCGCTTGCAAGAGGCGAAAGCAATGAAGAATCCGAGTAAGAAATATTGGGAGGACAGAGCCGCAGGACGAATGGTAAGCTACACGGCAAAAGCGGAAAGCACCGCCGATACGCTCGGTAAGGCTTATTACGCAACAGCACGGTATCTGCAAGGCGAGGCAAATGACGTTTTTAACGCCTTTACAGATAAGTTTGAGCTGAGTATTGCCGAAGCCGAAACAATGCTCAAAAATGCACCGGGCAAGTCTATGTTTGAACAGATGAAGACCGCTCTTGCTACCTGCACCGATGAGCAGAAGAAACAACAGCTTGAAACACTGTTATCATCGCCTGCATACGCCCACAGAATAGGGCGTTTGAATGATCTTGACAGCAAGATAAGTGATATGTGTTCACGTCTTGCAAGCGCCGAAATAGGCGTTGATACAGAGCATCTGGGCAATATAATTCAGAATGCGTATATGCAGACGGTTTTCGATGTGACGAAGGGTGCGGATTACCGTGCGGCTTTTGATTTAATTCCCGAAAGCCGTGTGAAAGCTATTCTGTCTACTAACTGGAGCGGTCAGATGTTCTCCGAGCGTGTCTGGGATAACACAAACGCACTTGCAAACGGGCTAAAGCACGATATGCTTGTGGGCATTATGGCAGGAAAGTCCGAGCAGCATATGGCGGACGATATAATGAACCGATGCGGTGTCGGCGCTTTCGAGGCACGCAGGCTTGTACGGACGGAAACCACCTGCGTTGCGAATATGGCGGAGCTGTATGGCTACAAGGAGCTTGACATTGACGAATACGAGTTTTCCGCCTGCCTTGACAGCCGCACAAGCGATCTATGCCGTGAGCTTGACGGTAAGGTGTTCAAGCGTAACAGCGCACAGGCAGGTGTAAATCTTCCACCTATGCACCCGTTCTGCCGTTCTACAACGCTCCCTGTCCTGCCGAGCGAGGAGGATCTTGATAAAGAGCTTGCGGAACTTTGCGATGAGATAGGCGCAGATGTTGACTTTGACGAATGGGAGCGGAACTTACAGCAGGGCGAGGACGGCAAGTGGCGGTACGTTGCAGGAAGTGCGGGTAAAGCAACTCAAACTGTTGTAACGCTTGCGAAAGAAACAGTATCCGGTTTTACACCGGCAAAGAGTATTGAAGAAGCACAGGCTTATGCTCAGCAGTTTATAGAGGCGCAGTTCGGAGATAAAACTTTTAAGGGCAAGGCTGATTTCAAGGGAGTTTCTCTTGAAAACGCAAATGAAATAAATCGTGCGCTTGAAGAATTGTTTGATAAGTATGACATTTCGAAAATAAGCGGTATCAAGGCTATTGATCCTCTGTCCGCAAAGGGCAAAAAGATATTCTCCGGTGCTGATGCGGTTATGGCTTATTCTCCGGTGGAACAGGGCATTTATATCAATAAAAATGTGCTGAAGAACGCAGAAACGCTTGCGGCATATAATAAACAGGCTAAAGACGCATGGAATACCGTAATGAGCAGCATTGATACTCTTAACGGCGCAGAAAAAGAGCTTGCGCTACGCTATAAGCAGGCAGGACGGTCAATAGTCGGTGATGGCTCGGTGCATGATTATTTTCTTCATGAGATGGGACATCACGTTCAATGGCAGGCATTTGATGCAAAAACAAATAACCTTATCGGTTCGCAAATGAGCAAGTATGCTGGCAATCTTTCAGGCTATGCCACAGCTAGTAAATCTGAATACTTTGCCGAGAGCTTTGTTGCTTTGCAAAAGGGAGAAATAAGTAAGCTTGATCCTGAATATGTGGCTTTTATGAAAGGCAGAGCTATTGACAAAGTAGGGAAGAGTGGTATAATAAAGAAAAAAGTAAGTGTGCGTATTGATTTACAGCATTTTGCTATAATACCAAAAGAAAAGTTTACAAAGTATGCTTTGGATCCTGTGAAACAGCCTGATAAAGCGAGGGCTTTTAAAGAAGCATTAGGATATACTATGGAGAATTATCAAGAACTTATTGATAACATATCCGCCAATCTTGATCAGAGTTTGCTTAAGTTAAAGCAAACAAACGAGCACGGTAAATTATACGAGTATGTAATGCAAATTAAAGGCCCGAATGGCAAGCAAGCCAATGTTTGTACGGGTTGGATTATCGAAAACGGCGCAACTGAACCGCGACTTACGAGTGCATATGTTACTGAAAAGAAGGTGACCAAAAGTGAAATTTGAATTATATGACACTGTTATGCTGAAAGACGGCAGACAAGGAACAATAGTTGATGTATTAGGTAATGATTTTGTCGTTGATATAGTCACCGATGGGGATTATGATACGGCATTGATTCCATTATCGGATATAATTCAGAAAATCGCATAATTAACCGCCCACAGCAGTGAGCGGTTTTCTTATACCCGTGTGCAATTGATTGCACAAAACTTAATAATTTTACCGCCCCTTTTGGAGCGGTATTTTTATACCCAAAAACAAATTATTCCGAACGTTGTGGGCAATGAACACGGTGGGCGGAGAAAGGACAGAAACATGAACAACAGAAGAATTTTCATCGGCTTACAGCACTTCGCAGAGGGCGAGGGGGACGGTGGCACAAGCGCAAACGTTCCCGGCAATCAGACTGCCGATAACGGCGGTGACGCTCAGGATAACGTATCGCAGAAGCCAACTTTTGACGATATGTTAAAGGACAAGGATATGCAGTCGGAGTTTGACAAGCGTGTAAGCAAGGCACTGGAAACAGCAAAAACAAAGTGGCAGAAGGACGCAGACGAGAAACTCTCGGAGGCGAAGAAGCTCGAAAAAATGAACGCAGAACAGAAAGCGGAATACCAGCGTAAGCAGACTGAGGAAAAGCTTGCAAAGCGTGAGGCGGAGGTTACAAGGCGTGAGCTTATGGCGGAAGCTAAGGTACAGCTTGCGGATAAGGGACTTCCCGTAGGGCTTGCCGCTGTGCTTGACTATACCGGTGCGGATGAATGCAAGACAAGCATTGAAACGGTCAGCAAGGCATTTGCCGAAGCCGTTGAAAGTGCGGTCAACGAAAGAATGAAGGGCAATCCGCCGAAAATAGGCGCATCGGGCAAGGGCAAAACTGAACCTGCCTCTCTTGCCGAAGCCCTGAGAATGAAGCAGGCAGGAAAATAATCAGAAAGAGGTAAAAAAATTATGGCAATCACACTCGCAGAAGCAAAAGTCGGTATGGCTGATAAGGTGGATCAGCAGGTAATCGACACATTCAGACGTTCAAGCCTTCTCCTTGACAGACTTGTATTTGACAATTCAATTTCACCCGGCACTAACGGTTCAACGCTGTCATACGGATATGTACAGCTAAAAACACCTGCTACCGCTTCGGTGCGTACCATAAACAGTGAGTACACGGCAAGCGAAGCAAAGAGAGAAAAGAAAACGACGGAAGCGGTAATCATGGGTGGTTCGTTTGAGGTTGACAGAGTTATAGCCAACACAAGCGGCGCAGTTGATGAACTCGCATTCCAGGCAGAGCAGAAGATAAAGGCAACGTCCAATTATTTTACGAACCTTGTTATTAACGGCACATCTGCCGCTTCGGGCGCAGGCTATGTAACAGGCACGTTTGACGGATTAAAGAAGATACTTTCGACAGCAGACACAAAGGTAACGTCAACGGCGGACCTTTCAACATCGGCACTTACCGATACTAACTATAATGCGTTCCTTGATGAGCTTGACAGCTTCCTTTCACTGCTTGACGGCAAGCCCGATATGCTCCTTATGAACGGAAAAATGCTGGCAAAACTCAGAGCGTGTGCAAGGAGAGCAGGCTATTACAGCAGAAACGAAGATTCATTCGGCACTCCTGTTGAATACTACAACGGCATAGCACTGCTTGACTGTGGCGAATATTACAACGGTACGGCTTCGGTAGATATCGTTGATACTACAGCGCCCTCAACTACCGCTTACGGTACAACGGATATTTACGCAATAAAGATAGGTCTTGACGCTTTTCACGGTATTTCGCCTACAGGTACAAAGGTAATATCCTCTTATATGCCCGACCTCACAGCTCCCGGAGCGGTAAAGAAAGGTGACGTTGAGCTTATCGCCGGTGTTGCGCTCAAGAACACCAAAAAAGCAGGTGTGCTGACCGGCATTAAGATACTGCCTAAGTCGACATCATAAGGAGAAAAGCAATGACAGCACTGGAAACGCTTAAAATCCGTCTTGGTATTTCCGATGAAAAGCAGGACGGACTGCTTGCCGTGCTTCTTGACAGTGCAGAGGACACTATCCTTGACGTTATCGGCAGAGATGAACTTCCTGCAAGGCTTATCAGCGTGCAGACAGAGCTTGCGGTTATAGCCTATAACAGACAGGGAGCAGAGGGAGAAACCGCTCGCAGCGAGGGCGGTATTTCCCGTTCCTTTGTATCCGATCTGCCGCCCGATATGCAGAAAAGATTGCAGAACTATCCCCGAAAGGTCGGTGTTATCCGTGCGAATGATGACGGTTGATACAAGAACATTTGCGGTGTATCGCAAGGTATCAAAGAAAAGCGACTATGTGGGAACTGTATCGGAGCTTAAACAGGTAGCGACAATATCCGCTGTTGTAAAGCCGGTAACCGACAGCGTTTCTGTCGAACTGTACGGCGAGAGAATACACGGTATGTTGACGATAGCAACAACGGATAAATACACGCTTAAAGTCAGAGATATAGTAAGGTGTGACGGAGCAGATTATAAGATACTCTCTGTCGCACATTACACTATGCACGACAGTGCAACGGCAGAAAGGACCTAAGCATATGGAAATGTCAATCGAAGGACTTGAAGGGCTTATGGTTAAGCTCAGACGGCTCGGCGGAAGCGTAGATGCGGCAATAGACAAGGGCATAGGTAAAGGTGTTCAGAAGATAAAGAGTGACGCAAAGGTAAACTGCCCGTATGATACGGGCAGGCTGAAAGGCAGTATCTCTACAGAACACCTTGAGCCTAAGGTCTGGGCGGTCGGCACAAACGTTGAATATGCCATGTTTGTAGAGTTCGGCACAGGTCAACACGGCGCACCGGGTGTACCTCACACGATGCAACTGTGGAGATACAAGGACGCAAAGGGCAACTGGCACACAACAAACGGCGCACCGCCGAAACCGTATCTTTATCCTGCGTTGCTTGGCAACAGGGAGTATGTTTTCAAGTCCTGCAAGGTTGAGCTTGCAAGGGCGATAAGGAGCGCAATGGCATGATAGATATTATACCCACAATTGCTAATATGCTTGCCGATATAGGCACGGTGGAATTGCAATTCCCCGACACCACAGCCGATTTTCCTGTCATTACGTTAAGTGAGATAACAAATCAGAGCGATACCGTACTTCACGGTGCGGAGCGGCTGTCGGTTATCACGGTACAGATTGATGTATGGGATAAGGCGGACACGCCTGCTGTTGTAGCCGATATGTCGGCACAGATAAGTGCTGTAATGGTATCGAAAGGCTTTCGCCGTATATTCGGACAGATGATGCCCGACGGCGAATTACAGCGTAAATGTATGCGGTTTTCCGCAAAAATAGATGAACTGAATCACAGGGTTTATAGCCCTTAAGCAGAAAGGAAAATTATTATGGAACTTTTATCAAAAGGCACAAAATTACAGTATGCCGACACAAAGGCAGGCACATATAAGACGCTTTACGGCTTACAGTCAACTCCCGATATGGGCGGCGATCCCGAAAAGGTCGATGTAACGAACCTGGCAGACGGCTCAAAGCGTTACATACCCGGTGTCAAGGACTACGGCGATCTGGACTTCACATTCTTTTATAACGATGAAGATGAAAATCCTGCCGTGTCAGAAGCGGACGTAGCGGCGGCGTATTCCACGCTGAGAGCGTTACAGACATCGAACGCAACAGTGTGGTTCAAGCTCCTTTACCCTGACGGCACAGGCTTTCTGTGGAGCTCAAAGGTATCGGTAAAGCGTTCTGCGGCAGAGGTCAATGCGGCGCTGAAATTCACGCTCAGAAGCACACCTCTTACAGAGCTTGAGGACGTAACTGCTGCGGCATAACTTGACATTTATAACCCTTCGTGGTATTATAAAGAAAAATATAGTATCACGGAGGGAATATTTATGGTATTAGCTGTTGTTTGTTTTATACCCGGAGCAATACTTTTAATCGCTTCTTTTTTCGCTTTTTTCAGCAATCAAGGAACCGTCGGTGCGGTAATGCTCGCTTTGGCACTGCTTTTCCTGCTTTATGGTGTTTACAGGATTAGGAAAGTGAAAAAGTCGGGCGGTAAAAGTACATCTTCATCTAAACGTTTCATTGTAAAATGCTACGGTGTTGCACTGTACGGATTGCCACAGGGGGAGTGCGAATGTTTGCTGTCCTTGTTTGGCGACAGGGTAGTTTTTACGGTAAACAAAAAAGATTCTGTTCTTAAGGCAGAAAAAATAACGTCTGCTTTGCTGAAAACGAACTCCGAACTCAAAGGAGCTTCTGCAGGCTCGACCGTTGCGGGAGCGTTACTGTTCGGCGTTCCGGGTGCAATTATCGCATCACGACCTAAGAATGTGACTGAATATGTTATCATAATAAATTATACAAGCGACGGTGAGCTAAAAACGGTAGCTGTGGCTGTCAATAAAGATAAGAAGTATGAAGCAGACAAGATAGTCAATTATATAAACAAGCATATGTCGGGCGGAAGCGACACAGTGCTGTAATTGCGCTGAAAAATAAAATTTATTAAGCACATCTGAGAGGGTGTGCTTTTCTTATGCTTAAAATTAAACGGAGGATATTAAAATGGAAGAAAACAGATTACCCTATGAAACACTGAAAATCGGTGATACCGAGTACAAGCTCAAAATCTCGGCTTCATCGGCAATCGAGATCGAGAAGAAAACAGGCAAGTCGCTTGCTGCGGGTATGGCGGATTTTGACAAGCTCGAAACAGTAACGCTGTATCTGTGGGGTGCATTAAATCGCTTCCAGGCGAATATTGACGTCAGAAAGGCGCAGGAGATCTATGACGATTACATAGACGCAGGCGGCGACCTTTCGGATATGGCGGAAATACTCTTCAAGACGCTTACGGTGTCGGGTTTTTTCAAGCGTCAGCAGGTAGAAAAACTGCTGACGCTCGCAGAAAAGGCAGAGAGTGGAGGAGTGCAGGAGAGCTGATTGCAAATCTTTACCGCCCGGCACTGACGGCAGGAATAACACATAAAGATTTCTGGGACTTATCGGTACGGGAAATAACGCAGGCGATACAGGCAAAAAATGAATACGATAAGGCACACACCGAGCTTAACGAACGCTTGATGTGTGCCTTTGCTTATAGCATCGGTCAGCTTGTTGCCATCGGTGTCAACGCTCCAAGGCAATATCCGTACAGCATAGAAAAGGCATTTCCTAAGCTGTACGGACGTGATAAGTCGGAGGGAATACCCGTGTCGGACTGGGAGTTATCAAAGCAGAATATGGCTGAATATGCGGCGGCTACGAAAGGCAGGTACAGTAAGTGACAGTAGAAGAACTGAACGTTATAGTCAGTGCAAACAAGGATGATTTTGATCGTAAGATACGAATGGTGAATGAAAACCTTGTGAATGTAAAAAAGCAGGCGGAAGACACCTCTGCCGGAACGCTGAGTGCTTTTAAGACACTTGCTTCGGGATTATCTGCGCTTGGCTTCGGTGCAATGATAAAGAATGCTATCAGCCTTGCGGGTGACCTCCAGCAGAACATAGGCGGTTCGGAGTCGGTATTCAAGAATTATGCCGGGACAATTCAGAAAACCGCAGAAACTGCCGCTTCTTCGCTCGGACTTTCACAGAGCAAGTACCTTGCGACCGCCACAAAAATGGGATCACTTTTTCAGGGTTCGGGCTTTTCTGTGGCACAGTCGGCCGACATGGTAACGCAGTCTATGCAACGAGCGTCTGATGTGGCGAGTATTATGGGCATACCCGTTGACAGCGCAATGGAAGCGGTTGCAGGTATGGCTAAGGGCAACTTCACAATGATGGATAATCTCGGTGTTGCCATAAACGACACGAACCTGCAGATATACGCACAGGAAAAAGGTCTTGGCAAGCTGGAAACCACACAGCAGAAGGTCAATGCCGCTGTGCAGATGTTCCTTGATAAGTCGGAATATGCGGCAGGAAACTACGCAAAGGAAAACGATACCTATTCGGGTGCGCTTACGACGTTCAAGGCAGAACTTGAGGATTTTGCCGCAGAAGCCGGTACAGCACTCCTGCCGCTTGCTCAGAGCGTCCTCCCTGTGCTGTCAAGCTCACTTAATGCATTAAAGCCCGTGATAATGACGGTAGCAGAAGCTGTCGGAGGGCTTGGTAGCGTTGTTTCGAATATACAGGCAAAGGTTGAAGCGGCAACGCCTGCACAGCAGACAATGCTGAAAATTGCTATCGGTATGGCTGTGGCAATACCTGCCGTAACAGCGGCAACAAGATTGATGACGGCGGCAAAAGCGGCTTACAGTGGGATATTAGGTATACTTATACCAAAGCAACTTACCTTTGCGAGTGCGTTAAAAGCAACGATGGGCTGGATAGGAATAATAGTCGGTGCGCTGGCACTGCTTGGCATAGCCACGAATAAAGGCACTGAGGGCATAGACGACAATTCCGAAAAGCTGAAAAAAGAAAATGAAGCGGCAGACAAAGCGGCAGAAGGCGTTGATGATGTCGCAGAAAGCACAGATAATCTTACAGACAGCGTAAAACGCAGTCTTGCGGGCTTTGACGAGCTTAACAGACTGTCGGGAAATTCAGGTACGCTTGCTTCAAGCGTGGTGTCAAGCGATGATGTTGAGAATGCGGAGGGCCTTGCAGAAGCAATGAGCAATGTGCAGGAGCAGATTAACGGCACGTCTTTCGATTTCAGTTTTGACGGCATTTATAACAGCTTGAAAGAAGTGTGGCATTGGCTGACGACAGATGGCTTTAAGCTTTTTCAAGATGGTTTCAACGAAGCTGTAAATATTGGTTCGGATATATGGTCTTTGATTTTCGGAGATGAAGATGAAAAATATACCGGACTTAAAAATCTGACAGACAGAATACAAAATTTGTTTGGTGAGGATTTTGTAAACTTCTTTAAAGGTGTAGGTGAAGATATTTATAATATTTTCAACGGCAACGAAACGGAGCAGTACAATGCTCTGGTGCGGCTTAATGACAAGTTTAAATCACTTTTCGGTGATTTGGGCGAAGATTGGTCTGACTTTTGGACGGATGTCGGAGAGGGTATATACGCCTTTGCTAACGGTGATTTGCTTGGTGGACTCGAAAAGATAAACAGTATGTTTGAAGGACTTTTCGGGGATCTCGGAAAAGGCTGGTCTAACTTCTGGCAGAGTGTAGGTGCCGGACTTTTCGAAATGACACACGCAGATGAACTCAAAGAAATAGACCTTTCCAGCAAATACGGAACTTCTATAGGCCTGGCACAGCTTGATTCAAACGAATATATGCGTTCCGGATACGATCCTTCTGAGGCGTGGAACATGGCTCTTGAAAAGAACGGGCTTACCTCAAACGAAGCACTTTATGCGGTAAAGCAGTTCAGCACATACGATCCGCAGAAAGCGTATGAAGAACTGCAGAAAAGCGGGCAGATTAACAGCCCGGATACCTGGGGTGGCTTAGGACTTTTAGCGTTAAAAAAATACGCCGACGGCGGTTTCCCCGACTACGGCGACTTATTCATAGCAAACGAACAAGGTCCTGAGCTTGTCGGCACTATCGGTAACCGTACCGCAGTTGCAAACTCGTCAAGCATAGAAACAGCAATTTATAATGCTGTACGCTCGGCTATGTCAGACAGTAGTACAGGCGGTCAGTCTGCAGATATACACGTCACGGTCGATATAGACGGAGATACGGTCGGTGAAACCGTAGCACGCTATAATGCTGTCAGAAATCGCAGACTTAACGGAAGGAGTTAATATGCAGACACTTATAAAATTCGGCAGCTTCACGCCGATTTCGCCACGTTCTTACGCTGTACAACGCTCTGACCTTGACAGTGAGGACAGTGGCAGAAGCGAAACAGGTGTGATGTTCCGTAATCGCATAAGAGCGGGCGTGTACAAGATACAGGTAACGTGGAGAGTAAACAGATCACAGCTTTCCGCTATAGCAAATGCGATTTCTTCCGATTTGTTTTCTGCGACATTTTTCGATCCGACTACAGCCGGCACAAAGACCTGCACAATGTATGCCGGAGACAGAAGTGCAACTATGATCCTTAACGCCGATGCCGCAGCTGAAACACTGTGGGATCTAAGTGTGAACTTTATAGAATATTGA